GCAATAGTGAACACTTTATTTAGGCTGGCAAGAACTTCTTCGTTTGCCTTAATAAGACTTGCCAAAATATCAGAAAGAAGGATAACTCTAGTTGTTTCTTCTTCTAATGTTTTATATTTGTAAAGTTCATCAATACTAACTGGAGCATATTCATCTAACTTACGTAGTAGTTCAGCTATTGGATCTACCGAATTATAAACATCAATATAAAGATCACCAAAGAATTCATGATATTGGGTGAATTCTATACCTTCCACATTCCAGTGAAACTGATGTGTTTTATAATACATTACAGTTGCGTTTGCCAGCAATACTTTAATTGCTGTTTTTAATTCATCCATTAGTAACCCCAGTGTTTGACATTGGATCAAATGTCTTTGATGTAAAATCTTGAGGAGTCAGCCCTGCGCTCTGATCAAGATTCCTAACAGTAGATTTAAAAGATTTTAGTTTTTTCTTTTCTACTTTCTTCTCAATTAACTTAACATTTTGAATCCACTTGCTAACTAATTTGCCAGTAGATTCTTTTAATAGTAGGTGATTAGAGCCACGCTTAATAATTTCGTATTGTTGACCATCGGCTTCTACTTGTTCACCAACATTAAAGATCTCACCACGGAAATATTGTTCACGCAGTTCATCTTTAACTAATATAATTTCTTCTTTGATTGATTCAAATCCTGAACCAATTCTAATATCATTCATCAGCCTACGAGAATCAATATCTCTGATTGCTGATGGTAAATTCTTTTTAAACTCTTCATATAAACCCTTAACTGCAAAACTACGAATAGAATCTTCACTGTCTGGATCTTTATCCATTGCTGATATAACTGTAGCTTCCTTTAGAGATTTCTTCATGGAAGCTACTTTATCAGAACTCGTAACAATAATAACATTGCGGTAAGATTCTTTTAGTTTAGAAACTACTTCGCTGAGATTATCTGAGTAAGTAGAAAAACTGGTGTTCGGAAACAACAGATTCAAATACTGTAACTTCTTTTCTACTATTAATGGATTCTTTTTAGCGTCGCTTATATCGGACGCATAGATGGCGTAACTAGCATTCTTTTGCTCAGATACAGATTTGACAGCCTTGATTAGAAGTTCATGTCCGATCGTTGGAGGATTAAACTTAGCACAGGCGAGAACTATCGTTTTACTCGGTAATTCTTTGATTAATTGTCTATAATCTTTCATTTAATCCATCAATTAAGTAGTTATATGGTTATTTAGTTATTTTTTACTTTTCGATGCAGTCTTAATCATCTTCATACCAATCCTATTACCTACTGGATTTGGAGTACTAGAAGGAGAATGAAATTTAAAGTCTGCATCTGAGAAAGTATGAACAGTATACATAAGATTACCACCTTTATAATCTAGGTATATTTGATTTACTGTTAATGTTCTGGCAGCCATTGTTAAAATTTCTGTTGCGCCATTTTTTGGATCGTTCAACCAACCCATAACTTCACTGGTTATTGGGAAATGAATCATACCCCATTTCTTATACCTAGAACTAGCAGTTCCTGCAAAAACAGATTTCATCTTATCTGCCCCACCCAATGTGAATTCTGCAGCTGCAAATAATGGTTTACATATCTTCATAGCCGAATCGAAACTACCCATAGCATCAACTGCTTTAATGAGAGAATCTTGTTCAGGTATTTTTATTCCTGTATATCCAGTTTTTAAATCTTTCCTAGAAAGTAACTTTATCAACTCTGCATATCCAGGCATTTTTAAATATTTTGCTACTTCTAGAACGCCACCATAAACAGTTCCCTTACTAATTAATTGTAAGACAGCCAATGCTTTTTTAAGTTTTGGTGTTAGTGAAGATGGATCCATAGAATCTAATGCCTTTTCAACTGCAGTAATAGCAGGTGCACCACCTTCTCCAGCCTTGGCAGAGATTTTTTCATCAATTCCATCTCTTACCAAATAATAATCTACAAGACGTGCATTTTCATCTGTTGGAAACTTAGCATGAGTATATTTTTGTCCAGAATTTAACATATAAAGAGCACCAGCAACTTCTCCAAAATCAGAAGTTATTACACCAATATCTTGAGGTGTTAACCCAGCAAATTTTCCAACAAAGGTTTGATTACCAGCTACTGATTGTTTAATAATATAATTACATGCCTCTTTAGCAGCAGGTGTTAAATCTAATGTCTTTATTTGTTTTGTCACGACTGCTTCTATTTGAGCAGAAGTCATCGGCTTCATTGTATTTAAATTAAACTTTGAAGGCGTAAGTAGTTTTTTCTTGATCGTCATAATAACCTAGTATACCTTATAATTTGATATTTAGGTCAGTCTATTATACTTGCGATCCCATTTACCGATTTGGTCTATGATCTTACGAGTGGCGATGTTGTTTCTTAAATCGTAGTCGAATGACTTTAAGAAATAGTGAAGTGTGGGAGAATCTCGTTTAACTTTATAACGATTCAACAGGACGTTGATATCCACATTTGGTCTGCGCATTTTAAAGTCTAGATACACACAATGCGCATATGCTTGTATCTCATCAAACTCAGAAAGGTATGCTCTCTGTTCATCTTTTTTTACTATCCCTACCTTTTTATATGGAACAACGTAGGTGCTCCAGCCATCACCACGTCTGTCAAACTGCATGAAGTGAATCATCTCATGCATTAAAGTTTGAATAAATCTTAGTTTGAATTTATCCCAACTGGACTTAGTAAAGTAAAAGGTATTGAATTTTTCGGTATAGATATGTATTGTGCATTGGCGATTCTCTGGATCATACTCGCCACCGATAGCAATATATTCTTCGGTCCATTTTGCTTTGGACTTTTCTTTATACCATTGTATTTTGGTGCGCCATTTTCTGACGAAATTTGATAAGCCGACTATGTCATTTTTATAAAGATCTAGATCTGCCCATACTTTTGCTGGAATGAGTTTTGCTCTAAATGGACGCTCATTAAAATTGAGTAAGTCCATCCAGTCGTAAGTTGCGTTCTCTAGGAATTTCATGACTCCCAGAAGATACTTGCTTAACTAAATTGTTTCTCAATAAATGCAAGAACCTTCCCCTGCTCCTCTAAGTTAGTGTTTGCAAACTCAGTAATATATGGCATAAGGTCAAAATTAGACATCAGATTACTATATTTAGTTTCTCTTCCACGTAGGAATTGCTCAGACTGGTCAGATCCACGATCTCGATATCGTTGTTCTAGGATATCTTTTGGAGCCTTCAGAAATATCACTTCCAGTTGAGTATTGGGTAGACCCATACAAAACTCTAGGAATGATTGATTAAAAACTCGATCTCCCTCGAAAAGGATATTACAGTTATGGGAGGCAACCCATTCTTGAAGGGGTGGTTGAACTGCCATAGAAAGTCGATCAGTTCCAGCAAAGGTTTCACCATCATCGTATTTACCGAGGATATAAAGATCTCGTTCGGTATTGTAAGAGGCATTTACTAACTTAGCAGGAGAAACTTCCAGCCATGTTTTGTCTTCCATAAACTTACGGAACAAAGTAGTCTTGCCAGTTCCAGGAGAACCACCGACTGCGATAATTTTTCTGGTCTTCATAGGATTAGTTACCCTTTCTACATTGATGGTGTCAACTACACCCACGTTTTCATTAAATGCCATTTCTAATATCCTCAATCATCTTTACCAATTCTTCTTTGCTGAAAACCCATACACGTCCACGGAACGAATGGGTATCACTACCTATTTCTGTTTTCTTTGTGAAGGTCATCTTATTAGTAACTTCTTCTGAAGCATACTTTGCTAGATTGCGTTTAATCTCAGTAGCATAATCTACATTACTTTCACGCAGTTTCATCATCTCAAACTCTTGAACCCGATGCTGAACAGTGATTTCATTTAATTGATAACGATCTAGGATAACTTCAGCTGGAGTGCGCATTGGTGTGATACTACCCATACCAGCAGTAGTAATGGTTGCGCTACCCACTGGCATTGTAATTGTTCCACTAGTGCTCATATCTTCATACATAGCACTAGTAAGCCCAGTCATTTGATTTGCAGTAATAGCCATTAAAAATTCTCCAATCCAATTAAAACAGGTTCTTCATCATCAAACATCCATTCCAAGTTTTCTATTCTACCTGAATTTATG